AAGCCAACAACGGACACAGGGAACGAGGGGGAACTCGTGCCACCGATAACACGGTCAATGCGACCATAGCGAGCAACAGCGCGGGTGTCGATGGAGACGACCTGCGCGGTAGCACCCGTGATCTGCGTGAAAGCGACGTTGGCATTGCTCCAGTTGGAGTTGTCCGACGATTGCTTGAACACGAGGTCAAGGGTGGGGCTGCTGCCAGCGGTAGCGTTGCCTGCGTCCACACGGAATAGCACTTTGCCGATATAACCGTTCATATCGTATGGGGTGCCGTTCGCGGTGGTGGAAACCGCTGCCACAGGGAGGGCAGCGATTGGCGTGACGTAATTCGGGATGTCGTAGATCATGGTAATTTATTCCTTTAGTTAAGGGTTGGTTGGTTCGGATTACTGAGCAGCCGAATCCGTGGAAACACAGAACGAGGGCCAGTGACGGACACCGAAATCGGTGAACAAGTTGACGGTAACGACAACTTGGTTATTCGCCGCTTGGGTGTATGGGTCAACAACGACATCGTAGCCAGCCCAGTCGAAGAACATCGCTTGGCCCCACGCACCGAAGATCGCTTTGTTGGCGTTGCCACCAGTCGAAGCAATTTGGTTCGTGATGTTGACGGGATAACCGTTGGTCATGTTGTCATCACCCGAGAGGAACACTGGGTAATTTGGAACTTTGACGGTGGTCTTCCACTTGGCGCGAACCGTTGGGTTCGTGAGCCATTGCATCGTGCCAAGGTCAGCGTTCGCAGACTGAATCTGCTGTTCAAACTTAACGACGTTAGCCCAAGTTGGGCTGGTGCCGAAAGTAACGCTGGTGATGTTGTTGCCGCCGCCCGTAGAATCGGTGGTAGGCCCATTGAGGATGCCGAGGGGCTGCGAGCCACCCGTACCTTGGATACCAGCCAAATCTTTGGCGATAGCGATAATGCGAACATGGTCATCACGCACGAGGGCTTCTGCATCAAGGGACGCTTGGGCCAGCAATTGCTTGCTGTAAGCGGTACGAGCAGCAAGACGACGTGGGGTGGCAGCGAGCTGTGCAAACGCTTGTTTGCTATCGGTAACAGCGTCACCTTCAGCCAGCCAGTAAGCGGTAGCCGCACCGGACTGACGTGGGATTGCGATGTTGCCAACCAGACCGCTCATCGTACCAACGCCGAGTTGGGTGAGGAGGGTGCGGTTACGGAGCAGCTCGATGAAAGAACCACCAAGGAAGTCCGTCGCAATAAGAGCACCCGCTTGGGCGAAGTTATTGGTCTGGAGCTGACGTTGGAGGTTTTGACCGTAACGGCTATTGGCTAGGCTTGGCGAAACGCGAAGCATAGCTGCCGTCATCTCTGGGTCAGCGTACTCAGCCATGTCATGTGGCATGATAAAGCCACCAGCATGGGCTTCACGACGGTACTGTTTAGCAGCAGCGTCAGAGGCTTCTTTTTCCAGACCATCGAGGGGACGGTTTTGGGACAGAAGGTTGATAGCGCGGGTCAGGCTGTACCGACGCTTTTCTTTTTTGTTCATGCCGATGACAGCGGGCTGGCTGACAGCGGAAGCCTTAAGGTGATCTTCCACAACGAATTTGCGGAAGCTATCGAGGGATTCGCCATTCACGATGGCGTCCATAACACGCTCGGATGGAACTTTGAAGTTCTCACCGATAGCGCGGATATTGGCAACCTCATCTTTACGATTGAGGCTGGAGTTGGAGGGAGCAGGAGCACGCTCTGCAACCGTAACGGCTGGAGCGACAGGAATGGTTTCAGCGGACATAATAGTTTTTGGTTTCTCTAAAGGTTGTGGTTGGGAACGACCCACGCCAACGGAGGAGTCGGCTGGGATGCTGACGAGGCTAATTTCATACGGTTCCCACGAATCCACACGGTAGCTGTCCCCAGCATCGGTGTTTTTTTCCGCGAGTACCATATTCTTCACACGGTAGCCTACACTTACCAAGCTACGGATACCGTCTTGCACGTCCTGAAAGATATCTAAGCCATGCTTGGAGCGATTCTTGGAGAACCGTACAACCGCACGAGCTTTGCCGCCTTTGATTTGGCAGCTTTCCACGACGCCGATTTGATCTTCTGAGTCGTGGTTAAGGAGGAGAGGAGCTTGTTGACGAAGGCGAGATAGGTCACACGCCTTGTCGGTGCACTCCAAGATTTCATTACCAAAGAAGCGTTCTACTGGAGCTTCAGAAGCAAAAGATAGTTCAACAGTACGCTTATCAGCATCCATCGACCCACGTTCAACGCTGAACTCGCGGGACATGGCTTTTAAGCGGTTGTCGCTTAGATCAATTGGTTTTTTATCCATATAGGGTAATTTGTTAAGTAATATGTCCGTTTTTTTTAATATACGGTCAAGATGTATTATATAGGCTTAGTTGGCTTCCTCTTTGGTTTTTTTGGTAGAGGCTTTATCTTCACCGGGTCGTGGTGAGGGGAAGTTAGGATTAGGGTCAGGCAAAACAACACCCGCTTGGTCAGCGAGCTTTTGCTCCATGCTTTGTTCTTGCATGATTTCTTCAAAGGTTTCTTGGCTGGTTTCTTCAACCACCGAGGTACGAGATTTGATACGGTTGTTGATAGCTTCGACAGAAGCAGCGACATCCTTTTGTGGATCAACCCACGACCAGCGACGGGGACGGAACTTGTGGTGTTGGAACTTGGCAAGTTTGGTAAACGGCAACGCTTTACCAGTGTACGGGTCTTTGATGCTTCCATTGAGTAATCCGATTTCCAGCCATTTTAAGAATATGGGGGCTTCAAACTTATCAATCCACCATGTTTGTAGTGCTTTGAAATGCTCACGGTCTTCAAGCAAGCCTGCACGAATAGAACTGAAGTTTACCTCAGTAAGATCGTTGGCGATGGCGTAATAGCTCATATCTAGACCTGCGCCAATTCGACGTAAGCGCGTTTTGACGAACTCACCATACTGTTCATGGGGGTAGGCTGGATCGTAGGTCTTAAAGTCCAACCCCGGCGTCTGGCTCAAGTCCTCAATTAAGCCGGGTTCGGCATCCATGCTCTTATCACCCTCGTTAATTTCTTGCCCTTCATACGCTGGGCCGGGGTCATTATAGGCACGAGTAATAAAGCCCATCTTGGCAGCACCAGTACGAGCTGCAACAATGGCTGCTTCATCGTAGCCATCGAGCATCTTAAGGTCGCGCATGATACCACACAACCACGTTGTATCACGCACTTGGGTAATGCGGGTACGACGGAATGGATGGAGGAATCCAGAGGCATCCATGCGTTCAGACCAATAACCCTCTGCGTGCCACCATTGCTGGTCGCCGGGGTATTCTTTGAGGATGTAATAGGCAGTAGATTTGAAGTAACGATCTACCTCGACGCCCATACGCACTTGCACATCCACCTGACCACCGGGCTGACGTGTCAGCTCATTGCGGTAATCATCTATGATGTCGCCTTCAAATAGTTGTAGGGCAAAACCGAATTTGTTGATCTTTGGGTCAACAACCCACTTAACAAGTATATCACCATCACGGGCAGTAGAACGTAGCGCAAGACGACCACCTTCATTAAGAGTCATGTCACCCGTTACAAATGGGTTTTTCTTCCACTCCATGTACGCATTCTCAATAATCTTCGCATCATTGGCATCTACGTTAAACTCTAGCTTTTTAAGCGCATTCATGCGCCATTCACCAGCCATTGAATTGAAAATTATACCGTGGTGGTCGTAAATGTTGTCTTCCAGCCGAGAGAGGAATCGGCGGGTGTAGGGTTCATTTCTTTCCAGCTCACGGGCACGACCCCGTAAGGTGCGTAGGCGTGTCTTTAATTCGGCGTCACCAGTGGTGAGTGGTGCTAGGAAATCTTCAGTAAGACGGTTCCATTCAGCACCAGCGTAAGAACGTTTACCGATGATTTTGTGCATCGGTTTCTGTTGTCCGCTAAAAGCATATTTACCTGCTTTCAGTCCAGCGGTGATGCGCTGAAGAAAAGGAATGTTGGAAGCCATAGTTCAGGAGGTTACTGCCACGGTACACGCTGCTGCCAAGGGTAGGCACGAATGTTGAGCGGACGGAAACGAATACCAATTTTGTTGGAGCCACCAAGACCTGCATTGAGGCGAGCCTTAGCTTCTTCACGACGAACTTCAGATGCAAAGCGTTCACGCATTTTCCAAAGCTCTGATAAGTTTGCCAGAGTGTAAGCCTGACCGTTCACTTGCGCGGTGGTTACACTCTTGGAGGTAAGTTTTGCAATGGTGGTCTCGATCTCCACTAACATCTTGCTAGCAAACGAGCGAGGGTCTGAACCATTAGGAGTTACAGCAAGGTTGGCTGTAACCTCTAGCTGTTGGAAGAAAGTATGTATCTGAAACTGTTGAGTACCGCTCGTGACATACGCCCCGATGGAATATAAGGCAGGTTCCCATGTAGCAGTAATAGCAGTAGATAGTGTAACCTGAAATAACACATCACTAGCCGACGCTTGCACAGCATCAAACTTGTAAATGTTTTTTGTAGAGCGAATGACATAATGCAACGTCCAGACCGTTGCTGGATAGTCGTCAATCTGTCGAATCCACGAGACATTATCGCCCGCTGCAATCGTCTGAGGTTCGCGTAATAGAGTTGGGATTGTTGCGCTCAAGGTGGTATTTCACTGCATATTCTGTAATCTGATGGGGAAATCAAGCCACATTACATACGCCATTTGCTTACAAACCCACCTCTACCTGTTCTCCTTGCTACCTTTGCTTGTCGGCTACGTTCAATTGCAGCAAAATCACGTTCAGGTTGTTGAGGTGGTGTAACAGGTGGCTGCAATGGCTCAATAGGGTGGTTTCCTTCGTTTTTAAGCTGTTTTACTTCCTCGGGGGTATGTTTGGGTATCACAGGCTCACGAGGAGCTTGTTTCTTCAAATTATCAGCCAATCGCTGCCATGCGATAGGAAACAAACTGTGTACCGCTGCAAGTGCGTACACATTCAAGTCCAACGCTTCGTTGCGTACACTGTTGTTCTCTTTTTCAAATATGTAGTACGGTTGACCGTAGCTATACTTGAGAAAGCGTTTTTCAGATGCGAACTGTGCAAAGTAATCGGCATCATAGCCGTACTCTGGTGCTGCGAAGTGCATGGCTCGGGCACCGGGGGTTGGCAGAGCAATTCTGTCATGTAATGCCGATTTTGCAACCGTCACACCGATATTCCAATGCGGAATGCGTGCTCGGTTGTTGCGGCTAGGTTTGGCTGGAAGTATGGCCGGAATGTTAGTACCCACCCGATTGATACCTTTGCACGGATACACACCACGACCAATGCGTGGGGCACAGAATGACAACACTCGCTTGTCCTTATACCCCATGTCGATAAAGGCACGTTGTATCTTAAGGGGTACACCATCCTCACGGGTAAAGTCTTCCAACAACAGTAAATCTAATCTGTTCCAAACATCGTCTAATTCAGTGTCGCCATCGAGTACGACACGTTTGATGCCCCACGATTCTTCGTCTTTGCCGAAACCTTTAACTTCGCACTCGATGCGGTTTCTTTGAACGTCTGCTGCTGCCACAAGCGTAAGCACTCCTTCTGGAATTGTGTAGGGTGTGTATTCTTCCCCACGGTCTTCCAGTGATTTAGCGTCAATTTTGGTAGCATCTTCTTCAAATGTTTCTGCAAGAAAGGTGTTTATCCAAACCCGCATGGTTTGACCACCACCATCTTTTGCTTTCAAGAACTCCATTGCGAACTCGTGCAACCTGTTCTTGTAGCCTTTGTGCTGCCTAAACAGCGTATTCATGCCGTTTAGCCAATACCCACGCACCCCAGCAAATGGACGTGTAGCCATCCATCTGCCTTTCTTAATCATGCCAATGCGATCAACGTCGTTCAGGTGCGCTTTGCAAGCTGGGCATTCCAAATACGCATTGATTGGCTCATTCTCAGGCCACTT